ACTTGGCATTATTGCTGAATTCAAGTCCGTTTGTTTCTATTGCGAATAAAAAGTTTAAAGACTTTGAAAATTTTCGCGGAAATTTAGGCTCTAGTACGACATTTGATTTACCCCCTCGCATGACATCTGCAAAAGGTCTGGTTGCAAGTTTCCAGCCTGCTAGTCAGCGCGCTTTAACTCTTTCTTGTGATCAAGCATCGAATACATCTTACGAATTTACAGCGCAAGAACGAATCTTTAACGTTGAAAAAGAAGTTGATTCTTATATTGCTGAATTTGGTGAATCAGCAAATGCTGAGTTATCAACTGAAGTTGAAGCAACTGTTGCGTTAAATTGCGCAAGTGCAATGCCTGTAAATACAGTTGTTAATGCTCAGACTGTTCCAACTGGTGCGCTTCATACTGAATCCGGCCCGTATCGATTCTTTGGTGATGGCACAACTGCATTAAATTCATTTACGCAGTTAGCGCAAATGATTACTAACTTTAAAAACTATGGTGCTGTTAAGTCAGGCATTAAAGTTGTTTTACCCGATACGATTATCCCTTCGATTGTTGGCACTGGATTAACGCAATTTGCTACTGAGCGTAATAATGAAATTGCGAACTCTTGGCAAATCGGCACATTTGGTACGCCGCCTGTCGATTATTACACGTCAAATTTATTGCCTATTCACGTTGCTGGAAATGTTGGTGAAGACGCTAAGACATTAACTGTTATTAGCACTGATGACCCAACAGGCGCAAACATCACTGCAATCACTTTCAGTGGCGCAAGCGCAAGTGATGATGATGCTTTCAAAGCAGGTGATTTACTTGAATTCAAAGACGGTGTTTCTGGTAAACCAAACATGAGATTTTTGACTTTTATTGGTCACAAACCATCTCAGCAGCCTGTTCAGGTTCGCATCTTAGAAGATGCTGAATCAAATGGAAGTGGACATGTTACGGTTAGTATTTTCCCTGCATTGCAGTCAACTGCTGGTGCAACTCAAAACCTTAACAACAACATTGTTGCTGGAATGCAGGCAACTGTTCTGCCTTCACATACGGCTGGCGTTGTTATTGGTGGCGGTGGTTTCTTTCTATCAATGCCGCAATTGCCTGACCAAAATCCTTATGCAACGTCAAACATGATTGACAAAGACACTGGTGTGTCGATGCGCATGACCTACGGTTCGGTGTTTGGTCAAAACCAGCAGGGCATGATTCATGACGTTACCTTCGGTGCGGTCATGGTTCCTGAATACACCATGCGTGTAATCATCCCTCTGTAATAAAGGAATAGAGGCGATCTTTAATTAGGTCGCCTCATTAATTACGTAATTTTATTAAAGGATTAATCTCATGACTCAATTAGTACCTGTTATAAACCAACCTTCTCTTTATATTAACAACATGCAAGTGACTGTAGCGTCTAACACTACGTTGGGTGTTGCAGCTGGCCAGTGCAGAGATTCAAACAATGTTATTGATATTGTGTTGGATGAAGCTGTTGTTATTAACGCAGCAGTAAATGGCATTAACGGATTGGATACCGGAACTTTTGCAGCAAGCACATGGTATTACGTGCATGTAATTGCTGATTCTAGCGCAAATAAACCTGTTGGTTGCATTTTATCTCTTAGCCGTACAGCGCCTACGCTGCCGTTTGGTTACGACTCATTTCGCTGGATTGGCGTAGAACGTGCTGATGGTTCGGTTCATTTTCTTGCGAGATATGTTGCTGGAAACTCCAATTATAGAAATCATGTTTGGGATGCAAATATTTCTGCTTTATCTAGCGGAGCAGCTAGCACATTGACGGCTATCAGTTTGACTGCATCAGTTCCCCCTATTGATAATTTGCCTGTTACATTGCAGGTTGGGTTTACGCCTGCGATAGCTGGTCAGTATGTTGGTTTTGCCCCATTTGGTTCAACTGCAACAGCGCTTGCTCAAATCAGTAGCGTTGTTGTGGCTTTAACCCAAAGAGGACAATTAAGAATTATGTCCAAGCTGGATACAGTGACAAAAATTCTATACATCAACTCTGCTGGCTCATGCACCACTGATGTGTCTGTTGATGGATTTGAGTATTTCCTTTAATTCAATGAGGAACAGAATCCATGTCTTATACAGTAACGGAGCTTGTTAGTGATGCTTACTACTTGTCGGGTATTGTTTCCAGAGGCTTTCAAACAGTCTCTGGGCAACAAAGTTCTGATGGGATAAAGCTGCTTAATGGGCTTACAGCTGTAAATAGCATCAATGGTGACATGATTCCTTTTTTCAAAGCCTATGATTTCAATGGAGTGATAGGACAGGAAAAATATTTCATACCAAATCTGGTCGAATACCAGACGTTTACATTTACGCACGGCTCGGTGCGCTATCAAACGAGCTCTGTTGAGCGTAAAAAATATTTTGGGTCAGGTAGGGTTAATGGAGTTAATTCATTACCGTACAACTGGCATATAGAGCGCACTTTGGGTGGCTCTGATCTTTATCTGTATTTCGCGCCAGATTTAACGTACCCCATGCAAATATGGGGCAAGTTTGCATTAATAGATGCAGCGCTTGGCGATGATTTATTAGAGACCTACGACCTATCTTATTGTGTTTACCTTAAGTATTTACTTGCCGAATATATTTGTGAATTTAACCAAACTACTTTTCCAGAACAGGCGAGAAACAAGCTTAAATCAATCGAATTGAAAATACAGAACTTAAGCCCTCCGGATATGAGCATTCAAAAGATTTCAATGTTCAGTGGCAAAAGTGGATTGACGTGGGCGCAAGTTAATCTTGGTAATGGGTGGTCTCCTTCATGAAACCATCAAACAGTTTAACAAAAGATATTCCTTTGAAAATTGCTGGGTCAAATAAATTCGGTCGTTATCCAAAAATATCGTGCGAACAAACATTCAACATGATTCTTTCTGATGGATGGCTTGTTCCATACGCAGGTTACAAGGTTGTTAATAGGCTCATAACTAATGGTGCTGGGCGAGCTATTTATAGTAGTCCAAGAGCATTGAAAATGATTGTTGTCATTGATAATAAAGTTTATTCAATAAACAGCAATTTATCTGAATCAGTTGTTGGATTGATAGACACTTACACTGGCGATGTTTTTATTGATGAAAACAACAATACGCAAATTGCTATTTGTGACAAACAAAGCATTTACATTTACGACTGGCAAACAGGTGATTTTGCAAAATCAACATTGCCTAATGGTGACCCTCTTGATTTCAAGCCGGGATATATAACGTATCAAAATGGGCGTTTTGTATCCGTTGATTTATCTACTGATGTCGGCGCTAATTGGAGATTATCAGAGGTTGGAAATGGACTCCATTTCCCAAATACATCTCAGTTTGTTGGGACTCTCCAAACCAAAGGTGACACTCCTGTCGCCGCATTAAGAGTTCCCGGCAACGGAAATCTATTGTTTTTATTTGGAAAGACAGTCGTAGAGCCTTGGAATGATTTAGGGCTACAGCTTTTTCCTTACCAGAAAAATACATCAACAAACATAGACTACGGATGCGCTAATTCTTCAACGATTGCAGCGAAGCGAAACATTGTTGCGTGGCTGGGAATTAATGAAAAATCTGGCGCCGCAATTCTTTACACCATGGGTGGTGAGGTAAATCGCTTGTCTAATGACGGAATAGATTTTTTATTTGCGCACTTAAGAAACCCATCAAACTCATACGGGTTTTTCTTTGAGCAAGATGGACATTTGATTTATCAAATTTCATTTTTAGACCCTGAAGATAATTTCACGTTTATCTACGATTTTACAACCAAAGCATTTTTTACGCCGACCGACGAGAACATGGGCGCGCACATCGCAAAACGGATAGCTTTTTTTAACAACAAATATTATTTCGTTAGCACGATTGATGGGCACTTGTATGAAATGGGGTCAAATCTAACTACTTATGATTATGGCGACGGGAACATAAAAGAAATTCCGCGCGTAAGAGTTTGTGAACACGCTCGTCTTCCAGACTCATCGCCTTTTATCGGTCGTGCAATGACATTCACGATGGAGCAGGGCTGTGATTCATTGAATATTGGTGATGCTTCATATCGGCCGCGCGTAGACGCTTCACTTTCATATGATGGCGGAGAAACTTTTAGTAGCTATGTTCCAAGCCAGATGAATGTCATTGGGAAAAGAAAAAACCGCGTAGTTTGGAATGGATTGGGGCAATCAAATGATTTGGTTCAGCAATTCAGGTTTTGGGGGAAAGGCAGGTTTTTGGCGACTGACGGAGTATTGAGCGTGTACCAATGATTATTCCAAGCGTCATTGCCGAAAGAATTACAGATCAAAATGGGGTTTTAACTCCTGCTTGGCAGAATATTTTTATGCAGTTATTTACGCAATTGCAGATTAATTTTTCTGACGAAGGTTTAGTGGTTCCATCGCAAACTACTGCGAATATAGCGTTATTAACAACATCACCATTTTTTACTTTAGTGGGTGATAGAGACACAAATGAATTGAAAGTGGCGCTCGACAACGGAATGGGCGAGCCAGAATTTAAAGTTATACAGACGTCTTAAGGATGAGTTATGCCATTAACAAGTAGTGTCCCAAAGTATTATGAAGATGCTTATGGGTCTCAAAATAAAATGCAGAATACAGGTATTGGTGCGGGCATAGGCGGAATAGCTGGCAATGCGCTATGGAATATCTTTGGTGGAAACGAAAACCCATCAGACGCTGCACAGCCTTATTTAGATCAAATGGAATCAACCATTTCACCTTATTACAAGCCTTACATAGAAAACGGCAATCAACTAATGCCATACATGCAAGACCAATACAAGTCGCTAATTAATAATCCTATGGGAATGTACAACCAAGTTTCTCAAGGTTATCAGCAATCGCCCGGATATCAGTGGCAACAAGAGCAGGGCATGAACGCTGCAAATAATGCAGCGGCGGCAGGCGGGATGATCGGTTCTCCACAGCATCAGCAGCAGGCTGCAACCATGACACAGGGCTTAGCTAATCAGGACTACTGGAATTACATGTCGAATGCACTTGGTTCCAGTTCAGGGATGTTTGGTGCAGGTCTTAATGGAATGAGTGGATTAAACAATATGCAGTACAAAACTGGTTATCACGCATCGAATGAGTTAGCGAATAGCTTAGGTAATTCATTACTAACACAAGCAAACAATGCGTATGCCGGACAGCAAAATGAAAATGAATCCGAAGGTGGTTTATTCGGAAGCTTAGGGTCTATGGCCGGTATGGTCGGCTCTCTTTTCTTTTAATAAAGGATTAAAAAATGCCAGTACCAGTACAGGCTTTTCAACCATTAACTTTTCAACAGGCCAATCCTTGGATGTCTGGGGCTAATGCTGGGTTGGATTTATTTGGTAAGGGAATGCAGACAGCTTATTTGCCAAAGCAGTTAGAGCAACAAGCTAAAAATGCAGAAATGGTCAATGCGTTAAAACAAATTGAATTGAAATATGCGCCTGAAATGACTCAGGCAGAGCTTGGATATAAGCAGGCACAGACACCTCATTTGCAGCAACAAACTCGTCAATTATCTATGTCAAATGACTTTTATCCTAGAGTTGCTGAGTCTGGTCTTGCTGCACAAGCAGCTTCAACAAATGAAGTAAATACCATGCTCCCTTTGAGAGCTCAGCAGTTATCTCAGCAGAATCAATTCTACCCAGAAGTCACGCGCTCACAAATTGGCGCGCAAAACGCTATGGCCAATTGGAGAAACATGGGTGGCGCCGGAATGGGTGTTGGCCAAAAAGAAATACTTGGTTTTCAACGTCAGCTAATGAATGAGCATCCAGATTGGAATGACCAACAAATTGATCAGGCAGCTAGCGCTTATTTAGACAATAAGAACACCTTGCCAGATGGAACAACTTTGCCTGAATTATCGGGAACTGGCAAAACAATGGCCGCTCAGATTTTAAAACGAAATAGTCCAGCAGCCATTCAAACCCAAGCTGCAAGTTTAGCCAATACCGCGAATGAGCTTAATGCAATCGATATTAGTCCAGTTAAGAAATTTGCTGGGTTATCTGGTCGAACAAAATATCTTCTTCAGAAATCTAATTTAACGGAAAGAACTGAAGATTGGCGAGAATATGATGCGTTTAAAAATTCCACGCAAATTTTAGCAATGGATACTTTACGAAAAGGTTTTGGGACTTCCGTTGTTCCTCAATACGTTTATGAAACATTAGGCAGATTATCCAATCCAAACGATGGCATCTGGGATGACGCGGAGCAAGTTGAAAGAAAGTGGAATAAGTTAACCGAGTGGGTAAACAAATCAGCAGAAAATACCTCTAAACAGGCTAGGCAAGGTGCGACTGTAAATTTAGACAACGGTCTAAATGAAACTAAATCTTCTACTCAAAAAGTTAGAAAAGTCGTCAGAGGCGCCGATGGAAAATTAGCTTGGGGTGAAAACTAATGATGATTGATTACCAAGGACAAAAATATGATGTTCCTGATGGCGCCTCTTTAGCTGAAATCGATGAGCTGATTAATAGGGGTTCATCTCCTGTTAAAAAACAATCCGTTGATTCAATGTCAACGAGAAATCCTGCTCAAGAAAAAAGATCATTCTGGCAAAGAATGGCAGAGGCAAGTCCGGAAGGAAGAAAAGCGCCTGAGAATTTTTATAAATCACCGCAAGCTGGATGGTCGGCAGATGCTTTGTCATTTGCATTGCCAATGGGTGCTGCAAGCAAGCTTATTCCTAATGCTGGGAAAATAGCAAAGTATCTCGCTGATTTTGGTGGCGCCATTGGGCAAAATGCTGCGTTGGTTGGCGGATTAAATACCCTTGCAGGAGATGCTAATTCTACGGCAGGTGAAAAGTTTAAAGAGGGTGCTGCAACTGGTGCTGGTGTTACAACAGTTGCGCATCCTTTGATATCTGCACTTGCCAGCTCTAATCCAGCATTCAGATTTGGTAGTGGTGCAGCATTAGCTGGCGCCGGTGCAATGATGGGTGATTTTGGAACAATTCCAGAGATTGGCGCAAGTCTTGCTGGCGGTTACGCAGCATTAAGAGGAAAAAAAGGATTTAATGATTTAGCAGCTAAAAATATTTTAGGTGATTTAACTGAGCAAGATGTTGAGAAAGCAATTGCTAAAAAATCCGCCGGTGAAAAAGTTGGTGTTCAATTAAACGCATTAGAAGCAATTGACAATCCCATAGCCGGAAAGCAACTCGCTGGATTAGGTGACACACCTGCAAGCTCAAAAATTATGTATGACGCTGGAATGAATCGACAAGATTCTGAAAGGGCTGCGATTAATGATTTATTTGAAAGTATTTCACCGAAAGGAACAAAGCAAAATCTTGAAATGCCTGCTTATGAAAAAGCATACAAGGATTCCGTACCTGAAAGTGCTTTAGGTAAATTAATTCTTAGTGACCCCAGATTAAAAATCACTTTTGATAAAGTGATTAAAGACCCTGACTTTCAAAAAGACATGCAGGGTGTTGCACCAAACAGTATCAAGTATATTGATAGAGCAAAACAATTACTTGATGACGAATACAATAAAGCAATTGCTGCTGGTGAAAATAAAAAAGCATCTTTAATAAAAGACAGTAATAAAAAGTTAAAAGACCTTGCAGATTCTTATAGCCCTGAATATAAAAATGCTCGTCAAATTTCTCAAAAAAGAATTGTAAGAGAAAACATAGAATCAAAATTAAATGAAGCCGATAAAACAGGCTCTAATTTTTACGACAAAGTTTTGAAAGACGACAAAGAATACAAAGATTTGTATCGTGCACTTTCTAATCCTGAAAATCATGGCGAGACAACCATTGCACAAGAAAAATTAAAAGCAATGCGTGATTCATTCGGAAGTCTTGTGGATAGCACAACAGGGAAGACTGCTGCAACACTTGCAAAGTCAGAAGTGATTAGCAATCCCGGACTTGTGAAAAGTGTTTCAAATTATTTAAACAATGCCGTTTTTGGTCAATACAACAAAGCAATTGCAAAACTTATTACACGACCAGATTGGGACAAGGAATTTTTAAATATTTCAAAAATTAAAGATAAAGAAATGCAGGGAAGAAAGCTAGGACAGCTTCTTTCTCGTATTGGAGCGGTAGGGCTTTCAAGTGAAAAACCTTATTACTCGGATTTATCAACCAGTATTAATGAAAGTATTTTAGGACAGCAAATTTAAAAAGGATTTTTAAAATGGCTTTAGATTCACAGTATATGATAGCTCCATCGTTACAAGAATATTTTGTCGACAAAGACACCGGCTTGCCATTGGCTGCAGGAATTGTGACTTTTTATTCTGATTTAAGCCGAACAGATAAAAAATCAATTTACATGTTAAGTGGAACTGCTCCAAATTACACTTATGTTGAGCTACCCAATCCTGTCACTTTAAGCGCTGTCGGAACTTTTGCAGATGACAATGGGAATGACATTATTCCTTATTATTATCCTTATGATGCTGATGGAAATGTAGAGCTTTATTATGTGACCGTAGAAAGCGCAGGTGAAGTCCCGCAATTTACAAGAGAAGCATGGCCTAATCTTGTAAATGAAAGCTCATCAACTTCTCTGACATTAACAAACTTTATTCCTAACGGGCAATTTCTCGCACACAACAATACTCCCGATGACGGTGAAATTGTTTCCGAAATTACTAATATTGCTCAGGGCGGCTGGACATTTGAAAGACCTGATGATTCAACTGCTACTGATACAGTTACTTTTGAGCGGTTTGGGTCTTACGTTGGAAATCCAACAGCAAGCCCACGGTTCGCAGTAAACATCGAATGCTCTAGTGCTGATAGTGGAGACGCTTACAAGGATTTAAGAATCAAATTCAGGGATGTTAATAAATTTTCATCTGAAGAAAACCAATATACATTTTCATTCACTGCAATTTCAAATGGTTCTGATTTTGATGTTGATATTGATGTCATAAAAAATTACGGCACTGGTGGCTCTCCATCTGACACTGAAACTATTAATATTTCAGAGCAAACGATAGGACAGAGTTATGAAATATTTAATATCCCTTTTGTGTTTGGTTCAAATTCTGGAAAGTCCATAGGAACAAATGATGATGACTTTGTGCAGATTGCAATTAGCTTCCCAAATTCATTATTTAACGGAACATTTACAGATTTTGTTTTAACTGCTGGAAACATAAACATAACAACATTCCCAACTGAAACTGACGCAGAAATGTTAGCAGGCGGTGTTGCAGGGTGGATGCCGATTCCAGACCCAGATGGAATGGACATTGCATGCCCACTAGTGTTAACAAGAGAAGGCTTGCGTTTTGATCGATCAAATATCGGTAAAATTTGTTCTAACTTTTATCTCAGCGATGAGATTGGAGAGTTAAATTGTTATGGGCAAATGTATGAATATGCAGCTTATTCTGATGATGGAATTCCATACAGTAGATTGGGTGATAAATTATGGCGCTCAGATTTAAGTGTTTATTGCACTGGAACTGGGGATAATTATTTTACGGCTTATCCGTTTTTAACTTCGTCAACATTATTCAGAATATCTACGAACTCAACAGGCGCACCTGTTGCAAACGCAGTTGATGTGTCAACTGGTTTTACAATAACAAAAGTTACAACTGGCGCAGATTATGGTGTCAAAGCACTTACAAGAGCAACAGAAACATGTTTTGTTATTGCTGATGTCATAGGCGCTTTTGCTACAGCAACCGCTGGAAATAGTGGTTTCACCGTATCAACAGGAAGATCAGATACTTCACTAAAACAACTTTATTATATTACAGCTATTGCAGCATCAGGATTGGCTGGAAAATATTTCACTTTTGTAAACGGTACAGATCATGTTACCGCATATTACATGTGGTTTAGAGTTGATGGGGCAGGCGCAGACCCAGCTCCGGGCGGAACAGGCATAAGAGTTGATTTGCTTTCAGGATGGAATGCTGGTGATGTTCAGCAAGTAATTCGTGAAGCAATGAACGGTAGTCAAATCACTACAATTTCCACGGTAGCAGGAAGCCTCATAAATTCAGGATCGTATTTC